TCTGGATTTGACTTTGGATCTGGATCTGTAGAGACAGGAGGTGTTGAGCTAACAGGAGGTTGATTGCTTTCTCTGTCTTTGTTTTGTTGAGCAAAAATTGCTAATGACCTTAAAAACTCAAGACGTTCTTCATCACTTATTTCGCCATCGCCATCCGCGTCAAAGTCTTCAATTTTTGGATATTCTGAATAATCAACATTTGAAAAGTCAATACTGATATTAGGACCACCTTGACCCGTGCTTGCAAACTGAGAGCCTTTTGGTACACCTAAAACCCCGCCAATGTCGGCAAGACCAGGCAACCCAAAAACAGATCCAACGGTGCCTCCAAGACCTCCGCCTACACCTAAACCTCCTAATCCGCCTCCAACATCGCTATATGAGCTACCACCCACAGCTACATTACCGCCTCCAACACCGCCATAACCTCTAGTGCTTCCTCCAAAAAGACTTCCTAATCCTGAACTAATCATCTAACACTTCCATCGGCGTCGAGCTTGACGCAATCTAGAGTTTGGGTTTCTCGCTGCTTTCGGAAACTGTTTCATTTGTCCTGCGGACCTCGCGCAATATGACTTTCTTCTAGCTGCTCTCTTGCCTGTAGGCTTGCTCTCTGTAACAGCGGTCTGCAATTTACTACCAGGATTAGCGCGTCTATGCGCCTTAACCCCAGCTTCTGTCATGCCAGCGCCTTCTTTAGTCTTACGATAGTTAGGATTACTACCAGAAGTAGTGCGCCTAATCGGCCTGCCTCTATTCTTTTTAGCAGCACCGCCTACCCTAAAGTTTTGTACATGACGTTTAAACATCAAGAATACCTTGTCTTCTTTCTTCTATCTGGCATCACAGATCCGCAACCTCGATGATTCTTTTTGGTAAAAAACCCACCATGTTTTGCTGTCCTGTACTGCTTAGTCTTATCTGCAATGCTTTTAGGCTGTGCGGAAAACTGTTTGCCAGCTTTTGTATCTTTTCTTTTTGCTCTAGTTGTTGCGGCATACTCCTGGCTTGACAGCGCCTCTCTTGCCTTCTTGGGCAAGTACCGCTCACCCGTAGCTTTAGGCCCTTGAGTAGACGGCTTACCGGACTTGGTTCCCCAGTCCTGCTTGCTCCATTGAGAAAGCTTATTACTAGACTTTTTCTTTGGTCCAGAGTAAGTACCACCAGAGTCTTTATAATATTTTACAGCAAGTTGCATCGCCCGAGCAGAGTGTTTACCACCCATCTTAGCCTTGGCTCTAGACTTAGCTGCCGCCCACTTTGCAGGGTCTCTTTTGGTTGCTGTAGCTGCCATTAGCCTATCTTAGTCACTGGTCTTTTGTTAGGCAACATGCTAGAGAAGCCTCTTGGCTTGACATACCTTACTGTCGGCTTTGTCCTTTTTGTTTTTATGCCATTCATTAATTAATCTCTACTGTTATAGAACCATTGGTTATAACTTGAACGGACCCAACGCTTGTAGATCCTTGCAAACCAGCGGTCGATGGCGTTGATATGTTTACAAATTCATTGCCAGTATAGACTTGAAGCGCCTCTATACTGAGATTCCAAATAATGTCACCGGCTTTAAACTGAAGCTGAGACAGCCTGTCGTTGGTAAATTGCGGTGTTGAGCTAGGGTCAAAGGCATTTAAGTTCAGCTCTAAAAGACGAACTGTTTTGTTAAATATATCGGGCGTCACACCTTGCGGACCCGACATTGGCAAAGCCGTATTTAATATCTTTGCCATTATCTTCGCCCATTAGATTGTATATCTAGCCGTGTGCCTCCAATTCTAAAACCTACATCTATTCGCTCTGAGCTTGTCCCATCATCGTCAGATTCAAACCGAATAGCAGCCTGTCGCGCTCTTGCCCTCATATCTATTTTGCTTGTTGTGCTTGTAAAAGAGGTTGTTTGATCTGTGGTAAAGCTGTTCCCTGGGTAGTTCCTAGTCTTAATTTGTACGTTTATTGTCTGATCAGATCCAGATCCTTGAAACTTAACATCAGGAATTAATCGTTTTATAAACTGAAACTCTTCTCCCTCGCCTATGTCAAAGTCTGCGCTTTGAACATAAACATTGTCCATTGGCTCACCATCATTGTTGTACCCAACTTCATGGTTGTACAAGTAAGGTGTATCATTATATTTACCAGCAGCAACAGGCTGAGAGAATATACCCTCGTCAAGCCAAGCTGTCCTAGAAAGCTGGCCAATTGACCACGTATTCTCAACGTAATTAAAGAAAACATAACGATCAATAACTGTTTGCCCAGAGCTACAATAGAACCAACCTACCTCATCAAACTGTTTGTTTAGTATTCCAAACACCTGGAATGCTTGACCTTCTTCAAAGTCATCAAACACATAAGCATGAACTGTGCATGGGACAGGAGCGACAGATCCGTTATAAGTGTAGAATCCTTTTCTATCCATCCAGAATATGCCGGATGGTGAATTAACAATAGCGTTAGGGCCGATTAAGCTAACACCTTCGTTAACTAGATTTAGGCCAAAGGTTAAAGGCGGTCCTATAAACTGAAGGCTATACAGCGCAACGTCAGTCCATATCAATGTTTCTTGCCGAGCCCTTACAGCGCCAATAATCTCTGAACCAGCAGAGCACCGAAGAGAACCGGCAGTATTAGTAGACGTTGGCTCCCAATCAAATATGTTTTCTTGATCGGAGAAAGCTACAAGCAACGGATCTATTAAGCCGGATCTAACACCATTCTCGATAGGATCTGCGCCCAATACAATTGCATGGCGGTCAATGTCAGATACTATTACTTGTAGTCCTTTCGTCGGGGCTAAGTTTGACCCAATCAAAGAATTTAAAGCCACTGCTCTAGTGTTAAGGCCATCTGACTTATCCCAGTAATAAAGGCCACCGGCTCGAGGACAGGCAAACAGATCTTCTCCAAAGTTATCCATTGACCAAAGTCTAAGCTGATTAGCATCGGTCAAAGAACTTGTTGATCCCCAGGTTCCTGATCCCCATCCACCTACACCCCAACCAGTGCCATCTACAAACACATCAAGCCCAGTAGTTATTTGGTACTGAGCGACTGTTGATCCGCCTCCATTGCCGGTATCGCTAGAGTTGGCATCGACAGGATCACCGTTTGTATCTTTGGCAATGATGGTGTAGGTATTGGTCGTAGGTACAGATTGTATTTGATACTCTTGATTCAAAACGGTTGCAGTAATTGCACCGCCTAATGAAGCAGCATCAGAGTATGTAACAAAGTCTCCAACGTTAGATCCATTACCAGAGTCGGTAACAGTAAGTATTGAGGATCCATTAGTTGCAGCAAAGGTAGCTGCTCCTGCGGAACTGGTACGTCTTATAGGCGTAACATCGTTGTATGACGAGCCTTCCTGGATGTACAACTTGTACCGAGTTCCTAGCCCAAGAAGCTTTGTGCCATCTAGGTCAACCCAAGCATGAAGCTTTCTACCAGTTCCTTCATAAGAAACAGATATATACTTTTCCCAACCGCCTATCTTTTCTGCAAAACCTTTTCTAAAACGTACAAGATTGCCATCAAACCAGCCACCCTCTGCGGTATAGCTAGTGCCTTGCTTGTTTATACCTGGGTTAAATAAAAACTTTTGTAACGGCATTTTATCGTACCTGATATTCTCCAGAGCTAATCATCTGGCAAATTTCCAATGATCGGTCACCCACTTGTTCAGCCCAGCGGCTACGGTAAAACTCTTGACCCGCTTCATCATAGTTGCCTGAAGCCATGTGACCCAACGCTTTAACAAACTTTCGTAGTTTGGTCTGACCAATATTAAACGACAGGTCTATCAAGGCTTCTTGGCGCACACTATCTAACGTTGAAAACCAGTCATATTCTACCGTTAACTCTTGACGACATCGTTTTATGTCGTTACTCAGCAAGTAGTCTATCTCATCTTCAGATAGCCCAAGACCAGATTCGCTGATATTCCTACCAACTCCAATGGTTTCGTAACCCGCAGAACACATATAGACCTTATCTCTAACGCCTTCGTGTCTCTTTAACATCTGTATTAGTCTAGTCATTAGTCATGCTTATGTGATGCGCCGTAATAAAAACTGATAATAGATGAGACGATACCGCCCAGATAACCGAGCACAAGATTAACAATCCCGTCATCATTCATGGCAGGATCTTGTAGTGTG